TGTCTCTAACTTGCAAAGATCTATTTAAAACTAATTGAGTATCAAACGTTAATGTTATTTCCATATTATTCTACTGTTAAAATGTTATCTAGCGCTAATGTTAGTGTCATATTGCTGTGGCCGTATTGCAATACTTTTATACTTCCTGTTATTGTTGCAGACCTACTACTACCCGTAAAAGTCATTGTTTGTCCGTTTTCTAAAGTTTGCGCTGAACTAGCGGTTATATTAACGCCGCTACTAACAGCATCTACATGTGGTGAAGAGCTTGTAACACCTATACCTGTCATTAAAACTGTGTCAGCTACTTTTATACCATCCGTGCTTGCAATAGGTATTGTTGTACTATTATCTACAACTGCATCAGTAGTTGTTACTACAGGATCTATTGTTAAAGCAAGATCAGAAACTTCAAATATTGTTTCGTTAAAAGCTTCACTTGCTGTAGAACCTTTGCCCGTAAAAGTTATTGTTCTATCTACAACAAATGTAGATGCTTTATCAATTATTACAGTACCGCCAGTAGAATTCACAACCTTTTTTCCATCATCACTAATTACTTTAGGTACAACATAAATAGGATTTACTGATGTAGAGTTTGTTTGATCTTTAAAACCTCTATATATATTAGTAATAACAGAATCACTAGCTATACCAGTACCAGAAACACCCATATCAATAGAAAGTCCTGTTATGTCTGTTAGTTCTAACTCTGTAGAACTTGACCCAGCTGTCTTTGTTGTTTTAGTTGTTGTAAACTGAAAATCAATCATTTCAGGTTGTTTTGCTATTACAAAATTACTAGTGCTAAGCGTTACGGGCCATGAAACTGAAATTGTTTGTGCTGCCGCTGGTTTGTCAGATTTTATATCAGTACCTGCCGCAGTGTAATTGCTTGGTAAAGTATTATAACTACCACTGCTACCAGCAGAAGATAAAGAAAAAGTAATAGTAGTGTCTATGTATTGATATATTCTTGGAACATGATATACATCGTCAACTAAAAAGCTATCTGCTATTTTTGTGTCATAATGTTTTTCTGCTGCAAAAACTATATCATAATGATCGTCGTCTGAAACTGTAGGAAAAATAATATTTCCACTATAACTACCACTACTACCCAGCGTTACTGGTTTTAATCTAGCTGGTGTAGAAGAAAAAGTTGCCGCAGGTAGTGACTCAGTATCTGGATTTGTTATAACAGTATTTTCAGGAAAATTATAATAATTCCCGTCTTCGTTAATTGCTATTAAACTAAAAGTAGCGCCTGGATCTCCTATAACAGTATAAGCTTTAGAGCTTTGATTAGCCGCTAACCCTGTAGTATCTATTATTATATTAGTTATTTGTTTCATATTAATTTTGTACTAAACGTTGAGTATCGTGTCTTAAATCTAAATTTAAATAAACATCATGGTTTGGCATTGTAAATTCTACTACCATATACATATTTAGTCTAAATGGAAACCACTCTAAACCAGGAACTAAAGGTGAACCTGTCATATACTGCTCTTCAACCCATAAACCATCAATATCAGCGATAAATATAGTTCCGTCTGGCTGTATAAACTCTATATCGTTCACATCCCAATCACATATAGTTCTTGGGAAAAGACCGTCTTCATCTAAAAACCCTGCGTCAGGCATCCAACTTGGCTGTTGAGATATATTGCTACTATTTAAACCAGAAGTTCCATTAGCAACGTATGTATTTCTACCTATAGCAGAGCCAGTGGTTGTACTTATATTTTCAATATACAGACCAGCGGCGGTTAAATTATTTGCCGCATCACCTAAAAAGCTTACAGGGTTTGTCATGTCTTGATTATCTGGGCCATTTGGCAATGGAAAATCAAAAGCCGCAATAGCTGACTCAATAATAGGTATTTGAATACCATTTATTGTTTGAAAATTACCAGTTAAAACATCTGCTGCTCTAGGCGTTACAACTACAGATACAATTTCTGTTACAAAATCTCCAGGCATGTAAGTGTTTGCAAGTGGAAGTGAATTTGGTATATATAAGTTTTTAGGCATATTAGGCTCACCATTTAAGTCCATTGTGCTAGGGCTAAAACCATCATTACTAGGAACTTCAGAAGCAAATGGCGGATCAGTATAACCTGTTAAAGGTCCTGAATGTACAATACCAGCGTTTGTGACGTAAATAGTTTTAGATGCTGGTGGATAAGTACACGAGCCATCATCTATTGTTACTGTAGAATCATAATTTGATGCAAGAGGATCAGTACATCCAGCAACAGGGGCTACCTCGTCAATATCTAGTGTTAATGATAAGCTATTTCCATTTCCAATGTTTATATTTGGATCGTAAACAACATAAACAAAAGCTTTTAAATACATGGGATATGGTGATAATGTTATTGAGCTTTTACTAGTATTCCAAGTGTTCCATGTTTTTTCGTTTTCTGCTATTTCAGGGCTTAAAGTGTCATTATCAAACCCACCAGAGTCATTGTTATAAACTTCTATTAAGTGTATTTTACTCCAAGTTACAGGATTAGAATCTGTTAAAAAAGCACCATTAGTGTACGCGTCATTTGTAAAAGTATAAGGGCCTTGAAAATCATAACTTCCATTATTAAACTGAGGTGTTGCATAACAACTTGTTCCTCCTGGCCCAAACATGTATGTATGTGCAATCTGTGAAGATATTCCATGGGGCGTTGGATGAGGTGTACAAGATGTAGATCCGTATGGGTGCAAATTAGTTATATAGCTCCAGTCACTATCAATTCCATCAATTCTTATATTACCAGCCAACACAGGCACTCCACTATGAGGTGGTATTATTTTTAGTTCATAAAAAGGGCTATTAGTTAAACTACTGTATTTCACAACAGAACCGCTTCCGCCGCTTAAATCAGGGTCAACAATTATTTCAACGCTATAGTTGTTATTAGAATTATGAGTAGTATTATTATGTGACATATTTTATTTAATAATTTGGTGGTGGAGGTGAACTAGTGTCTGGATCGTTTGAATCTTGTATTGTTAAGGAGTTTGGTGAATATAAAATACATGATCCATCATCAACCGTTGCAGTCGAATCATAATTTGTTGCGTTAGGATTAGTACAGCCATATATTGGAGTTAAAAAGCAACTACCATCATCAACTGTAGCAAGTGGATTATAATTTGAAGCATTTGGATCTGTACACCCTGGTATATCTATTACACAACTTCCGTCATCATAAGTGGCTAATGGATTATAGTTGTTTGCATTTGGATCAGTACACCCAGGTATTTGTTGAACATAAACACAACTACCATCATCTTGAGTTGCATTAGGGTTGTAGTTACTAGCGTTTGGATCCATACAGCCATTTACAATTACAGGAGGCTGTATGTGATAAAGAGAAGTGTCCACGCTCATGCTTAATATTTTTCCTATTCCTTGAAAAGAAAACTCATCAGTTTTAATATCTAAGCTTTCTGCTACATCAATTCCTTTTATATAGTTAAACCATTTACCTTCTTTCTCTATAAACTCAGACACATTGCCTTTTTGTTTATCTGTAGAAATATATTCTGCACTCCAACCGTCTTTTTGTGTTAAATTGTAAAAACCAGTTTTTATGTCTGTTGTTTCTTGATTTATATATGACTGAGAACCTTCGTAACCTAATGTCTTAAACGATTTAATTACACTTGCTTCATCATTTAAAACAACACTAACAGAAGAAGGTGTGTAAATCCCGTAAAAAGTATTTCTTGGATTTTTATTTCCTTGCTTATCAAGTTCTACATGGTGTTTATAACCTAATCCTTCGTTAAAAGTATAATAATCGGAACCTAAACTTAAAGCTCCAAAATCAGTAACAAAAGATTTAAAACTACACCAACCGTTTACTTCGTCATCAAAAGAAACTGTTGTAGCACTATTAACAAGTGTTAAGTTATATTCGTTTTTATCATTATCAAAACTACCTACTAAATGATTGTTGTTTTTTAAATTATCACTAAACCAATCAGACATTCCGTAGTCAGATATTACCGTCACACCATCCATTGATAATCTTAGCACAGCTGATCTAGTTTTATCTGTAAAATAAATTCTAAAAGCATCAGAAGCAAAAGATTCTGGGTTTTTAGATATACCAAATTCACCAGCAAAAGGCATAGCTTGTCCTAAAACTCTATTTGTAGATAAAAGCTGAGGATTACCATCAGCATTAAACATGGCATCTTTGTTTGCTAGTATTCTTAAAACTTTATCTTCACAAAAAGCTAATAAATCATTATTTCTACTAAAAAGCTTTTGTATACTACCGTAAAAAGGATTTAAATCTTTTGTTATACCTTCAGTAATAAGAAATTGATTTAAATTATTAACACCAGTTGTTGAATTATATATACCAGAGAATATTAAACCACTAGTCCTATGTTCTGTTTCATAGTTACTGTCTATTGTTGAAGATACAACAGGTCCTTTATCTAAAGTTACTTGGTTAAAGTCATCTCGTATTCTATTTGATTCTACACCGTTACCAAAAGAAAAACAATTAAACCAATCTAGACCTATAGGATTTTTTGCAATATCTGTTTTAAATTCATATGTAAATGGTGGAACTCCTGGAAAATGAGGTAAAGGTCCAGTTGGTAAATCAGCTAAATATAATGTAACAAAACTTCCATCTACTTTTGTAAATCTAAAAGGTACATTTGGATTAACATTTGCCATTGCAAGACTTATTTCTTCGTTAAATTGCAATGATATTTCTGAAGTTCCATTAAAACCTTCTACTTGAGTAACTCTAGTTGTAACACCAGTTTGCATAGCGTCTTCACCGCCAGGTCTAGTAACAATAGAATTTATTGGTATATATAACTCTGAATTTTCTGGAGTTATTTTAACAGGATAAGCTTGAGAAGCTTCGTGATAAATATCTAAACCTTCGCTTTCTTTTGGCTCTGTCTCCCAAATAGCAGGGTTCATACTTACTGACGCTTCACCTCTAACGTATTTTTCTTGAATAAATTCAATTCCAAAAGGTGTATTATTATCTGCAACTGTAAAAGTAGTAGTGTTAGTATTTGTATAAGGTTTAATAGTTGCTAAGTTTGGATCTTTATCTATTGGTATTTTATATCTTAATCTTCTATTACTTGCGTTCCCATAAGCTCCTATCCTAGCTTTGTATTGAAGATACTCATCATTATCCCAGTCACTACCTAAGTCAAAATCATCAGCGTCCCAAGCGTCAAACTCTTGTTGAACGTGATACCACATGGTGTGGTTAAATAATCTTTTAATTATTGGATCACCATCAATTTCAAATATTTCACCACTAGTGTCTCCAGCAAATCTAAATTTAGTTCCTTTAACTAGCTTTGAAACAACGTCAGCTTGCACTGCGTCAAAAGAATTATTTGGAGTACCAACACCCCATAGTTTATCTGCTTCTTTTAATCCTTTTATTAAATTTGAAGGTAGTTCTTTTTCATCTCCTTCACCATCCCAAGGCACGTTTGTTTCAATAGTTTCGTGAACTCCAATAGATGTGTATTGCGAATAGTGAACGTCTTCATGTATTTGTCCGTAAGAAATATCCATATACCACTTACCGTTTATTTGGTGAAACCCTTGCCCGTAAGCAGTAGCGGTATCTTCATCGCTTAACTCGTCATTTGGTCCAAAGTTAAGTGGTAACGATCCTTTATAATAAGCATTGTCTAAAAACCAAACTCTATCCATTACGTTATCCGATGGATCACTAACGTCAAAATTCCGCTTCCATCTACTCATCGTGTTTGATTGATTAAAACCAGTGGTAGTATATCCAGTGCTACCAATAATTGCAGAGTTTGCATCGGTATCTAAGAATAAATAAGGATCTATTCTAGCATCAACTTGATATTGAATACTACCACTATTTAATAGTAAATGTTGATTAACAACACTGTCCCCGTAAATTTTAACAAAAAATTTCCCATCAAATTCAGGTCTATTTTCTTTTATATTTTTATAAACGTTAATTTGTACTGATGGATCTAAATCTGGTAAACTACCTGAAATAATTGTTGGATAATTTGGATATATCCACTTGTCTTCAGTGTCAACTATTCTACCTAAATTAATTTTATAAGATCTACCACCATCTATTCCTCCATTTTCTAAAACATCTACAGCAACAATATCATATATTTTTGAAGTTTGAGTTGTAGTAGAAAAATCAAGAGTTAATTTTTCTGAAATTTCAGTAAGTTTTGCGTTTCCACTACCAATCCATGTTTCTTCATCAATTTCAAAATATCTTTGATTAATAACTATTGGCGATCCCTGTGTTAACGTAGGTGTTTCACTACCAGCAGAAGAACCAACACTTATTACCTTTGTTTTTATGTAATCAGGAGCAGACTTACTAATATCAATAACTTTATACTTGGCTTCTTCAATAATCATGCTGTTAGTGCTTTCGCCTTTCTTCAATATTAAATAACTGTCTTCTCGAACTTTATTTATATCAGACGAAGGAAATGACAGCCAAAAATGACCATCTTTAGCGTCATAAATTCTATCCATAACTAAATTATAATATTCAGTTGCAGTTTCTTTTACATAAAACTTCATGTATTCCGCCCAATAAGGCGGGTCGTTTGTTAATCTAGTTTCAATTGATGTTTTAAACTTACCGTGCTTCTTTTTTACTTGAAAACTAGCTTTTGCATCACTAAAAACAGGTGTTTCTCGTCCATATTTGTCTAAAAAAGTAACTCCAACTTGATACTCTCTCATAGACTTTAACGATTTTTGACCATAAAGATATAAATCTGAACCTGGACTTATATCTTCTTCTTGCAACATATAAGTATCTGTATAATTGTTTAGAAATAAAGGTTTATATCTAATATTATCTGGGTATCTAGTTATATATTTAGACGCTAGAGTAGGTTTTTCTAAAATATCAAAGTTTTGAGTATAATTACCATATATAAGTCTATTGGCACTCAACTCTTGAGCTTTGGCAAATCGCGGAACGTGGTCCCAAGGTCTTGACAGTTGATTTTCTGGAGTTGTAGAAAAAATAACATCTGACTCTAGTTCAAATGAATTTGCATCCCAACAATTTAACAAATGGTTTCCAAACATGTTAAAGCCTGGATTATTAAAGTTTTCAGCAACATAACTTTCTTCAGCATTTCCTATAGATATAGATTCTTTATCGTTTGGTTTTATTGTGTCAACAATGTAAACGGTTGGACTACGAGCGTCTTTATATAAAATATCTACTTGTACAACGTCTTGCGGGGTGTTTGTTGGTAAAAAGTTTCTTAAATTTAACCCAACTAAATATCTGTCCATCCCTTTATTAAAGGCAGACTTTGTGTCATATAAAAATTTTCCTGGCTCAAAAACAACAGAAGTAAAAGGTGCGAAAGAAGAATATTCTCCATCTTGATACCTCCATCTATAACTAAATCTAGGAAACTTTTTCTCAAACATTAACTCTTCTTTGTTAACGCTTTCGGCTTTAAACATAAGACCTCCTGAGTTTCCTGTTGTTGTATTAGGGTTTATAGATAATATTTGAATTTTATAAACATTTGAATAACCACTTGGATTGCCAGGGTTATTTCCACCACCACCACTAATATCTTCAACCACCTTTACTCTAACATCAAAGTTTGTAGGTAATTGACCATTGCTGTTTAATAATAAAATCTCATCATTTACGCTATATCCAGATCCATTTTCAAAATTATCAAAATCAGCAATAACAATATCGTCAACAGGTAATAAATCTCCAGGATTATTAGGATCTGCAAATGGATTTTGACTTGTTATTTCAGAAGTAATTACTTTAGTATATTTAGGTTCTAAAATTAACGGTGTTAATGGGTATTTTTTTATAACAGTTATATGATCTTCTCTTAACAAAATATTATCAGAGATTGTTATATTAGCTTTTGGAGCAACTAGCTTTGTGTGGTAAGAACCTGTAATATTAGTACCTTGTTGACATAGCTTTACATTTATTTTCTTAGGCTCGCTAGAACCATCAGTCCAAAAAAGTAAATCATCTATTATATTTATTCCAGTAACAAGGTTGTTTGTAGTTCTTTTAGGAAAAGCTAATATTCTTTTTTTAGAATCGCCTGGAAACAAATCTACCACAATAGGAATTACGTTTCCATTGTGGTACTTTAGTATTAAATCTTTATCTTTATGCTGAACAAACCAGTAAAAACAATCATTTTTTTCATCAGCAATAGCACCAACACACCTAGAATCAAAAGGAATAGTATACAAGCTTGTCAATAGCATGTTACCAAGTAAGTTTTCAACAGCGCCAACATCAGATCCTTCTGAAGTTGAGACTTGTATGTTCATAGCGTCTCTATATTCACCTTTAGGCACTAATCTTTCATCAGCGTCTTTATTCATCTTCCCCGCCATGAAAGTGTTTTTGATTTCAGGCATACTTTAGTGTTTTATATGTTTAGATTTACCTCTTAATATCTGTGTTAATTCTTCTAGTTTTAAATTAGACAATCTTAGCTTAGCAGTTCTAACTGATGCAAACTTATCTTTTTGAAATCTACGAACTATATACTCTTGAACATTAGCTTTTGTAGATAAAATAGCGTATGCTATACACTTATACATTGCCTCCTCAGCATATTTATGAACTCTCATCTCTCCATCTGTACCTAAGCTATCGCTTATATATTGTAAAACAATAGTTTTACCTGATATATTAGAACTGAAGTGAATTAAACCAGTGTTGTCATCTATATAATAAGAGCCGTTTACTTGAGCGTGTTGAGGGTCTAAACCATATCTTTCGCCATGCACAAGGTCGTAAGTACCATCGTCATATTTATTTTGATTATCTGTAGGCGTAAGCGACTTGTAATTACTCCAAGTATTAGACTGTTTGTTTAAATCTACAAATATAATCTCTTTACCATAAAGCTGTGAATTAACAGTAACTAATGGTTTTACTGGATTTATAGCTGGTTGAAGAGCAGCATCTTTAAGTTTCCATTCTTCAAAATCTGGATGTGTAGTGTGAATTGCTATTCCAGGATATGTGTCTGAAGTAATACCATCTAAAGCCTCTATAGTTGTTCCTAATGGTATTCCAGGGCCAAATACACTCATACCAACAGCCAAACCACCTGGGTCTGTGTCCATCATTATTTTCATGCCGTAGTTTTGAGTTGCATTTTGATTTATGTTTACACCGTATATCATGTTTTGACCTCCACCAGCAACATTTTGAGCAATTGTAACTCTAACTTCATTTGTAAATTGAGGTAAAGGTGTTTTAGAAACAAAGTCATTAGGAGAAGTTATAGGGTTTCCAAAAGAATCATATGATCTTGTAATACCATACTCAATATATTGATCAAAATTAGGATCTCCTGGTATATTAACTTTCCAAGTATTAGTTTCAAATTTTAAATTACCATTAGTCTCTTGTTGATAAGCCGTTGGATTACCTGTTTTAGAGCTAGGGTGAATAGGATGGTATATACCAGCGTCATCAACCCAAGAAAGTTTAACATAATGAACGTAGTCTTGAGGCAGTGGCATTGTTAATATAGAAGGAACTTCTATTTCAAAAGATTTTATAGATTTAAAAGTATCAAAACTTAATTCAGCTAAAGCTCTTTGTGCGTGAAAAGCAACATCAGTTCTTCTTACCTTACTTATTATCTTGTCTTCACCAACATATGCAACCATAAAAGAATTTATAATATCTTCTAAAGATGTAAATTGATAATTACCATAATTACCACCATTATTTTGCACGCCATCACCACCGTCATAATATATTTTTGAATTTAAACCTAAGTCTATAAATTCACCTTGACCAGTAGTAGCATCAAACTTTTGTATATACCTATCTAATAATCCCATGTTTTATTGTTTTTCTTGTTGTATATTTTTTTGATCTTCTGTTGTAGCTATTTGATATAAGCTAGGGTCTTCAATTGCAATACCTGCTAAAGCTAATATTTTAATAACTAGATTGTTTTCTTCTGAAGGGTGTAATTCAAAGTCAATTGATTGTGTTGCATCATGAAGAGCATGATCGCCAACAACAGTATATCCCCAATGGATATTTTTTGGTTTTCTAATATAATGACAGTGAACGTTATTTGTGAATGTTGGATATATTCTAAACCCCCTTGGCATATCTATATAGACAGCGCGTTTTAAAGAAGGTCTAGCTAGTGGAGAGTTTTTTATTTTTAACCACTCGTTGTGGTTTATTTGTTCTATCTCACCAAAACCAGTTTCTAAACTTCCAACCCTGTACAGTTCTTGTGGTTTTTGAAAATAAGGTGATTGATAGTGTAATAATTTTATATTTTTAAATATAGCTATTTTTTCTTCTAATAGTGTTAACATATCTGAATACTCTGTGCTATTTCCAGGTAAGCGTCCAAATTGATTTATATCATAAAAATATTGCTCAAAAATATCCATTTGAGCATGATCTGCAAAAAGATTAAACTCTTGTGGAGTTATATAACCTCTTTGTTCTTTATTAGCAATTGCCAATACTTTTTGATATACTGTATCTATATTAACCATAGTATTTTTTTATTGTAGTTTGCAATCGCCCCGTAGAGCGACTGCATCTACAAGGTTTTTACATTAATTGTTTTTCAATATTTGTATAAATTTCCATACCTTCATCAGTTTTAAACCAAGCGGCTAAAGCTGAATATGGATGTTCATCAAAAGGAACGTTCATTAGTTTTCGTTTATTAGTACCCCACATAAATGTTCTTTGATCTGGTGAAAGTATTAATATACCTAATTCAGTTGCTTTAATACCAAAGTTTCTAAGTTGAACATTTTCATCGTTAACTAAATCTAAGAATAACTGAGGGTTTTTCTTAGCGTATAACAATAAATCTCTCTTAAGTTCTTTAGAACTCATCTCTGATACCTTAGATCCAACTTGAACACGCATTACCGCTTCAGCCATATCTATATCTAAGTTTTTAGCAGAGTTTAAAGCTTCTATTTCTAATTCTAATAAATCTATTTGACTTGTAGCTATTTTAACTGGATTATGCTCTCTAAATAATCTTCCATTATGAGGATGATATAGTGATAATAATTTTTGTAAAGTTTGCTTGTTTCTTGGTACGCGCAATTGTCCATTTCTAAAAATGATGTGTGCTAACCTAGATTTACTTCCTTCTGGAAACTCATCAACAAAACATGTTTTTTGATTTTCAGTATATTTTAATTCTCTCTCGTAGCCTTTGGCTTCGTCAAAATAAAAAACATTTGAAGATCTCATGGAATAAGATAGAGGTGATTTTTCACCTACTAAATAGTAATTTCTATCTTTTATTTCCCAACCATCTTCTGGGTGAGGAGTTCTTTTAACTTTTGGTTTTGGAGTTTCAACTATTGGAGTTTCCATAACCGGTACTTCTACTTGTGGTTGTTCTACAACCTTTTTTTGTTTTTTTGCCATAATATAATATAATATAAGTTAATAAAAAAAAGGGGCGCAGAACATTTGCGTGTATGGCGCCCCTTTTAATAATAAGTGCTTATTTCATTAACATGAAATTGTTAGCACCTTGAGTAATTAAACATCTTTCAGATAAGTAGTTTATTTGCATTGCATCTAAATCAGATGTAGCTGCACCAACTGAACCAGTTACCCAAGTTTTCATTCTTCTATCGTCAGTTTGTGAAGCTCTGTAACGAACGTGTAAGAATGGTCTCTTCAAGTTTTTACCTAGTTGTTGGTCATAAACAGAAGATACACCCGCTGGGATAAGTACCCCTCTAATCGGAGCTACTGCATCTCTATCATTAATACCACCTCTTGTAGCTTTGTCATTTAAGTATCTCATGTCAGACTTGTAGAAGTCATAAGAACCTCTTCTGAAACCAGAGAAACCTAAATTTAATGCCATATTCTCAGAGTTGTTGAATACTCCGTAAGAAGTACCACCAGCACCGTAAGAATTCATTGAAGCTAACATGTCATCCATTGCTAACGAAGTGTTTCTGTTAACAAACATCATGTTTTCTTCAATAGCACCTTGCTTATCAAACTCAGCTAATATTAGATCAAACTCAGCTAAATCAGTAGCAGCGTTAACACCAGTAATACCAGTAGTAACGTTACCTCTATCTTCGATAGCCGCGAATAAACCTTCAGTACCAGCGTTAGTTCCAAGACCAGCAGCACCTGCGAATATAGTATCAACAGCTACAGATGTAGAAACGATTTTTTCTGCTTCTAACATAGTCATCTCTAAGTAATCAGTAAAACGAGCTCTAGTATCACCTTCAGCTTTTAAATACCATAGGTAACCGTTTTGTCCCTCTTCACCAGTAACTTCAACCCAACCGATTTGTGAAGCATCAGATCCTGAGATCTCATAGTAATCCTTCATAATAATTGGTTTGTTAGTAAAGCTTTTGAAACTTGGTTTAACAGTTTTAGGTCCAGAAGCAGAAATACCACCGTAACTTCCTTGTCCTTCAACACCTTTGTTAAATTCAGAACCATAAACTAATACTGTACATGCAGCCGCTGACTCTGTAGAAAAAGCAGATAAATCATCTAAGTTTTCTTGCTCATAAGGTACACAAGTTACAGTAGCACCTGAGTGAGCTGTAACGATACATTTTGCTGTTCCTTCTGCTGTTGCTACTAATACTTGGTCGTTAAGTCTTATACCGTGAGTACTAGTTAATGCATTCCCATCAATATCAGTAACGATTGTAACAACTGAAGTTCCAGTGTTTACCGTACCAATGTATGATAAGTGTAGTCTACCTTGTTCAGACCAAACTACTTGGTCAGACGTCATAGCCTCTTCAGCTCCTACTTGTGAAAGAAATCCTGAAATAGTTCTCGGTCCGAAAACTTCAGCTTCTTTCTCCATAAGATCTGGTAAATATTGTTGCGCCCATCCTGCTGTTCCTGACGCTGTAAAATCAATGTAATTTGATGCTAATGTTTGCTTTTGTGGAGCTAAAACACTATTCAAATTACCTCCTGCTGTAATTGCCATTTTAAATTTGTTTTAAATTATTTATTTATTTTTGTTTTAAATTTAAAAGTCGGAGAAGTATCGTCGCTTAGCACTTTAAACTTCATACCATCAACATTAACCTCTTTATGTGACTGTCTAGGGTTCATGTCAACGTTTTTAGATTTAGCAATACTATTTTTCATAGCATCTGCTTTGCCTTGCTCATAAAAGTGATTTGCTATAGCGTCTGGGTTCATTGCTGTAAATAATGATTTATGATAACCTTTAGCATCTTCCATTTCATAATTTTTGTTTAGAAACTTTCCAACAAAATTATTTATGTCGCTTTGAGTATCTTTTACTTCATCAGGATTTTTAACATTAAACCTATACTTTTTGTCTCCAACTTGATATTCAAAACCTTTGAAATCATTATTAAAAACTTGATTAGTTTGATTCAAAAAAGTATCTTGCTGTTGTTTAATCACTTTTGTCTCTTCTTCAGACTCTTTATTATACCTATTAAAAAAATCCATAGCCTTTTGTTGTTCAGGTGTTAGCCTAGAACTAGCTTTAATTTCTTCATAGTATTTAGACTTTTGCCCGTCTAGGTGGCTTTTAGCGTTGGCAACTTGCTCTTTTAACGCTATTTTCTTTTTCTTAATCTCTCTTTCTTCATCTACNTCTTCGTCGTATGAAAACGAGTCTTCCATTAAAAAACTAATTTCATCATCTGTTATGTGAGATTTTGTTTGTTTGTAGTACTCTCTAAGCACTGTTGTGTCGTCATATTTAGAATAATCTTGATTAAGACGCACATAGTCTTCTAAACTACCACCAGTATCTTGCATAAAATCTACAACTTTTTGTAAATTTTCAGGTAAAGCTTTTCCAGTTTCTTGAGCTTCTACTATTTCTTCAGCTAGCTCTTCTGTTTGCTCTTGCACTTCTTCTTCAGTAACTTCTTCTAAAGTTGGTTGTTCTTGTGCTTGATCTTCCGATTGTACTTCTTCTTGTTCTTGTGTGGTGTCGGCATTATCATCGACTGCAACCACTCCCTCGTTGTCAGGGTTATTTTTTTCACCTTCATCTTCTTTTGATTGAGTTAAATCAACGACATAATCGCCGTCTTCATTAAGATTTGGTTGTTTAGTTTCTTCAACTGTTTCTTCAGTTGCTTGTGTAGTTTCTTCAACTACTTCATTTTCTTTCATAATATAATATAATAATTAATAAATAGTTTTACCTTGGGTCAAAAGATCCTAAATCAAAACCCTCTCCTAAAGTATCATTACCTGCAGACTCAAAGTTTTTAGGTGGTTTTTGATTATTTCTTTGGTCAATCATCTCGCTTTGTTGAGTTGCTTGAATTTTAGTTCTTTTATCTTTTCTATCTTCCTTTTCTTTTTCTTTTCCTTGTACAGCTGTAACTTCAGCTTGCTTTAATTGCATGTTAAAATTAAACTCAAGCTCCATTAACTCTTTTTTGTAGTTAACTTCTTGCGCTTGTTTTTTAGCATCTAGCTCTGCTTTCATTTGTTCTAATTGCATTTCAATCTCTATATTAGCTTGATTTTTTTGCATTTCCATTTGCGCTGCTGCTTGTTGAGCTTGAATATTAGCTTGAGACTGCATTTGGATATTTCTTTCTTGATTGGCTTGATCTTTAGCTAATTTCTTTTCTCTACGTATTTTAAGTAATTGATTAGCTAGTTTAACATTTTTAATATTTCTAAGATCAATAGCATCTGCTAACTCTATTAGTTGCTGTTGCAATGCCATTTGTATATTGTTTTCAAGCATGGCTTTTTCTTCGTCATCCGGTGCTAACTCTATAAATATTCCAAAATCATATAGATGTAATTCTTTTAACTCTTCTAATACGCCAACATTATGAGCACCTATAGCTTGTACAAATGCATCGGCTGTTGGTGAGTACTCTATAATATCTGATATTCTAAGTGAAAGACATTCTGCAACCTCAGTAGTTAAAAATAACCCACCTTGTAATATATGCCTTGTTGCTGTATTACTATTTGCAGCTGCTAATTTTTGAACACCAACTAAAGCATTTTTATCAGGCGTTGTAGCATCTCTAGCTTCGTTTAATCCGGTTGTATCTCTTATCATTTGTAGATAATAGTTGTAAGTTTGAATTAAACTTTGCATTTTGTTACCACCAGATCCTGATTGTATTTCTTGAATAGGTACTTTACCTGGATTCATATCTCCTTCACTTGTAAACGATCTACCTATAACAGATCCTGTTTGAAAGAACATATTTAAAGCTTCTTGCGGGTTATAGTTTGTGCCATTACCTAAATCTATTTCAGCTAAACCATCAGCATCTAAATAAACACCATCTGGAACCATACGTGATAATACTTGTTGTAGTTTCAAGTGTGTAAGCTGTATCATGTCGGCAAAACCGGTAACACGTCTTACTAAAGATTCAATTTTTCCTTTATACATTCTAGGTGCGCAAATTGCATAGTTCATTTTTACTTTAGTAAAATCACTTTTAGGACGCATCATATTTTTTGCCATTTCCCACTTAAGTAATTTATTTGTACCTAATATTAAAGCGCCATCATAAAGACACTCTATAGATCTTTCTAGTTTTGCGTAACCACCCTCCTTGTCTTTTGGAGGATTAAAAGTATCATTTTTTTCTATTATTTTTTCAGCACCACTACCTGTTTCTTTTGTTTTATAAACTTCATTCATATAAGTTTTGTAATTAAAATACAAAACTTGAACAGTATTATTGTCTATTTCTCTAGAGTTAGTTAATCCACCATGATAATTTTTAGCATGATGAGCTTTGTTTTTTACAATATCTTCTAATTCATCATTTTTTAAATGCGGAAATTGCTTAGCTAATTCATTTATTGAAACACTTTTTACTTCACCTACATAATATATATCGTCAAAATATGGTGATTCACTATAAGAATAAACTAAGTTTGCTGGATCAACATAATCTATAACAACACCCTCAGACGTGTTAAAAGAAGTTTTGACAGCACCAATACCTAAAACTGTAAGATCGTAATAAAATTGTTTTTTAATCAACTCGTATTTATTACCTTCCATTAAAACATTTATTGCTTGTTCTTCAGCAATCTCTACAGCCTGTTTATAAGTAAGCTGCATGTGAAGCTCTAGTTCTTCTTTGCTATCAGGTAATGTTTTTGGATCATTTTGATAAAGATTTAATCCAATTTCACTAGCTACATAATCATTTATATTCTTAGTTTCCATGTCTAACAATATAGACTCCATATATTTTGTACGTTTTTCTACGCCAAATGGATCTTGAGAAAAAGCCTTAACATCCCAAGTTCTCTCTGCAATACCATTTACAACTATATCTACAAACTTAGGTATAATAGGTACTGGTTTCCAGTCCAAATTAAGATAAGATAAATCACCGTTTATAGATAACTCATCTTTATATTTTTGTATTGATTGCTCACCCCTAGCGTACAATCTAAGATTGTGAAAATTATTTTTATTAGTATGATACCTATTAACACCTCTATCTTGATTGAACCATTCAGTTTCTATAGCTTTAGCTATTCTTAAACCGTAATCATAACTCAACTTTTCCAAATCACTTACGACTTGGCTTGGAAAATAACTATTTATAACAGACTCTGCCATATTTATTTTTTAATTAATTTTGATGTACTGCCTTTGTTTGTGTATTTAGCAATACTTATATTTAGTTGTGGTTTTTCTATTTTAGCATTTGGAGCGTAAAGATGTCTATTGTTAGCCATTATAGCCAAACCAGAACTTATAGACGCATCATGCTTTGTTCTTTTTGTTATATCAAATCTTGCCCAATCATTTAACAATTCATTAAAATAACAATTACCAAACGTCCCATCTTGACCCATACCTACATGGTTTTGGATATACATCTCAATTGCAGCGGCATGGGCTTGCTTTATATCTTCACTTGAGTTTGGTATACCACCTATTTCTTTTTCAGCTACAGATAGTTTATTCCATATTTTATCAGGTCTATTCATGCTAAATCCTCTATAACCTCTTCTTCTTAAGTAATACAATAAACGTGGCTTATTATTCTCACAGAGTATTGGCATTCCATAAAATACTAATGCCATTAAAACATCTTCAAAAAACATTTCCGCAGTTTGTGGTCTAGCTAAATACTCTAAAAAAAACGTATTAGCTGGAGCATCTTCCATACTGAATTTTGTTAAACCGTGAAGAGCACCTTTAGACCCA